ATACATTGCACCATTTGCACATACAGCAGTATCTTTGTAGAGTTCAAAATTTATATCTTCTGCAAGAATTTTATCGACAGTAGCTGATGGATGTCTTTGATCAATCAAAGTTTCTGGAGATATATTATACTGCATAATCAAATGAGGATAAAGACTATTCAAGTCAAAAGATACAACCCAATCATACTTTCCGGGTATTGGTTCTTTTACATATGCACCTGCATACTTTGCATCTTTATTAGATCTGTTCTTAGGGGGAATGACAATATTTTTTTTCTTCAAATAGTTGTAGATAATTGTGTCCCACATACGAACTTGTGAGAATACATCAACATAATTTGCTTTGGCATCATATGCCATTGTGATTGCAAGTTCAATCAACTTCATCTTATCCTCAAGACGGTCAACAAGTTCAACGTCAATGATGTTGTATTCTACAAACTTCTGCCAACCTTTTGTATAGAAATCCTTAAACGTATCATACTCGGAGTGATCAAGTTTCTTCTGTCCAAGTTCAACACTTGCAATGTAATCCAAACGATATGACTCTTGTGCCTTGTAAGTAAACTTTTTGTAAAGATTAAGATAATCAAGTTGAGTGATACCACCTACGTCATATGCAATATTCTTACGACCTGCAATATAGATTTCATCTTCAGTAACAAGACCCCAAGGTGAAAGTCTCTTCATCAACTTCTCACCAAGAACTCTTTCAAGTCTTCTGGATAGGTATGGAATATCATATAGTTCAATGTTCCAACCTGTAATAACTTCTGGTGTATTATCCTCTATCATCCACCAGTTGATGAAGGCATTTAGAAGTTCATACTCCGAATCATATCCCTTGTAAATGACATTATCTTGTTTGCTATTGAATGGGCCTTGACCCCATGTGCGAATTTGTTTTGTTGTATAGTCCTGTATTGATATGAGTAATATCTCTTCCGCAGCAGATTCTACATCAGGGAAACCATTCTCTGACTTCACCTCAATATCAAGGGTAACTAATTTAATCTTTTCAATATCAAACTTGACTTCCTGCTCTGGATACTTGTCTGATATGTATTGGTATATAAATCTCTCGTTCCCATATACATCAAAGTTTTCGATATCTGCGTACTTCTTTATAAACTCACGACAATCACGTACAGTGCCAGGTTTAACAGGTTCAACAACATCTCCTGTCAGTGTTTTGTATTTACTTTTTCTTTTGGAGTTGACAAAAAGAGTTGGATAAAACTTTTCACGAGTTGTGAAGTGTTTACCATCTTCATAACCACGAACTAAGAAGTTATCTCCAACCATTTGAACGTTGGTGTAAAACCTCATTCTTCAATCAAATTTAGATATTGTTCTAACAGTGTAGGTGTTGGGATCGCTAATGTCAAGATCTTGTCAGAACCCATCATAAAAGTATCATCTCTTGTGAGATCCATCATGAATGGTTCAAGAATAGTTTTACCTGACTCTGTACTAACAACATATGGTTTTACAAGTTTACAATCTGGTTGTCCTATATCTTCAGTTGCAACTTCATCAACTTGACTTATTATGTAATGATTATTTGTCAGTGCTATTACTCTCACTTCCATTTATTTTCTCCAGATACATTTCTTTAAGACTATCTATAGGTTCTACAATAGTCACTACTTGATGTCTTGGGACTAATACTTCTTTATCAGCAGATAATAAAATCCAAGGAGATAAAGTAATTTGTATTTGTCTATCGTCATCACTCTCAGCAAGAAATTGCTTTTCAGTTATGATGCGATGAGAATTAGCAAACAAGTAACCAATTGGTTTACCGTCATCTACTACTTCTTTTATTTCTGCAATAACTTGATCTTGGTCTTGCAATACTGCCAGTTTAATAGACATAATAAAATAGGTGTTGTATATATTATACCATAAAAAAAGGGTTCGTCAAGAACCCTTTGTAATTTATTTAAAGATAGTCTTTTCGAGCATGATGATCGGGGATTATTTTACCCAATTTGACGGTAAGAAGTCCGTCTTTAAATTCGACATCCCTGACTTTAACATCATCTGAGAGTTGCCAGGCTCTGTTGAAAGATCTCTGAGCCAGTCCTTGATGGACATACTCGGATTCTGTCTCCTTAGTTTCTTTCTTTCCTTCGATGATAAGTTTTCCATATTCAGTGTAAACCTTTAGTTCTTTTTTACTGAATCCAGCTAGAGCAATCTCAAGCACCGACTCAACATTATTTACATGAATAAGATTGTAGGGTGGATAATTTGTTGTGGTTTCATAAGAATTGAAAAAACGATCTAGGTAATCGTCCATACCGATTCCATTCTTAGAAATAATCTTCATTAACTCTGGAAGATTAGCAGTGTGATACTTTTGTAAGTTCATAGTTCTCCTTAAATAAGCGAGTGTAAGTTTTGTCCCCGAAGGCGACACTACTATTTAACCATAAACTTCTGTCTAGGTATATGTAACATACCGAACATTTCTGGGAGGTTTTGCACACCTATATAGTGCAGGATAATATTCCATTAAAGCAATGAAAAAATTATTTTTAATATTGGGTATCTTTACATTGGGTGGAACTGCTGCACGTGCAGATATCACTCATACAATGACATCCTCTTTACAATTAACCACGAATGCAGCTGCAACACAGGTTGAGCGTATTGGTTCAACATACAGTGTTTCTGGATCAGGTGTCTCTACAGATGTAGGTGGCGGTGGATCTGCTGACTTAAATGTTGGTGGTCTAGGCACACTAACTGATGGTGTAGGACAAGGTTCTATTGCTACAGCAACTCACACTGCAGGTACAGCGTTCTCATTCTCTCAGTCATTTATTGAAGGTGATGTTATATCTACCACAGCTCCTACTGTTGGTGCAGTAAGTGCTTATTCTAATCAGGTATCTACTGCTGTAGGAACTGGTACAGGTACAGGTACAATCTTAACCTCAGGTGCGATAACTGCTGTTGGTGGTGGAAGTGGTACTTCAACTACAGGTCAATTCGTAACTGAATTATCCATAAATTAATGAGCTATGCGTATCAAACTTTTGTTATGTACGCTAGCTGTAGGGTGGGGTAGTCCTATCCTTGCGGTACCTGTGGTGCCAAATTTCACTCAGGGCAGTATGACTTCGGTGACAACCCAGACGGTCACTACGAGTGAGACCATAAATAGTATGGATTATGCGACAGGCTGGACTTATTCGGTAAGTGGCTCTGGCGTAGAATTAGACGGTGGTACAAACGTAGCACCTGACGTGACAACTACACAAACTAATACCAATAATGGTGTGACTTCAACATGGACTGGACTAGATTTATCAACACAAAACAAACCAAATTGGAAGCAAAGCGAGGCAGGAGCAGCGTTCCAATTCACAGAGCATTATTCAGGACCAGGGCTTCAGACCCATACAATAATACAGAGAGAAACCACCGTAAATTCGGTTACAGAATCAACAAGCATATTCTCAAACTGATCTCATTGTGTCTCACAGTTGGAACAGCAACCCCATCATTCGCTACAGATGTGGGAGGTGTTTCTGCTACAGCAAATCCAGTCGCTAATAGTTCAGGCTCAGTAACCAACCAGGCAATACAAGTTTTACAAGGTCCTTATATTACTAACACCTATGGTGATGGTATATCTTGTCAAACTGCTACCGCCAATTTTACACCATACATCACCAGAACAGGAACATGGCAAGATCCTTACGAGGATATCTTCCTTGATCCTGTGTACAACAACGCAGATAATAATGATGACAACATACCTGATGCACCAGGTGAGATACTCTACTACATCCCTACTCGTACAGGTCAGAAATCTACTCAGAATATTAACTTAGGTTTTAGTGCAACGATATCAATACCATTAGATAAAGAAGCAAGAGATAAATGTATGGAAGCAACTGCCTTGCATAATGAGTATCGTACACAAATAATTGCTAATAAACGCCTTGACTTTGAGATAGCTAGGTTAAAAAATTGTGGACAGATGAAAAAGGAGGGTATAGTATTCCATCCTAAGTCACCATACTATAGTGTATGTGCTGACGTTATGTTGATCAATCCACCTGGTGTAGTAGGTGAACACAATCATTCTATTTCTTCAAAGGAGGTAAACCTTTCGATTGGCGATACTGATTAGTTTTTATATCCATTCTCGTTAATTTCTTTGGTGTCTTACCTACCTTCTTCTGTAATGTAGTCCATATCTTTTTAATCACAGGTCGTATGACTCTGATCAGTAATGGTGTCGCGGCAGCTCCTGCTGTAGCAACCACTGCTAGTGCGGTCACCGTTGACACCTGATTTATAGGTGGTATATACT